GCGGCGCCGGATGAAGCCATCTGGGCAGAGTAGCCGGATGAAGCCATCTTGGCGTAGTTGCCGGATGAAGCCATCTTGGCGTAGTAGCCGGATGAAGCCATCTGGGCAGAGTTGCCGGATGAAGCCATCTTGGCGTAGTTGCCGGATGAAGCCATCTGGGCAGAGTAGCCGGATGAAGCCATCTGGGCGTAGTAGCCGGATGAAGCCATCTGGGCAGAGTTGCCGGATGAAGCCATCTTGGCGTAGTCGCCGGATGAAGCCATCTGGGCGGAGTTCTCACCACCGTCGTTATTACGACTCTTCTTGCCGCTGACAGGACGTGTCTTCTCCATCAGCCAGTCGATACCCACTTTAACCAAGTCAGCGAACTTGAGTTCAGCCTTGATCTTAATCTTTGAAGATGCCATCTTCGTATCGCCATTACCGCTGGGCGATATAGTCCCAGATTGCTCGACCTCTGCGAAGCGAGCCATCTCACATTTGTCACCGACGAGGAAGTAGTGGTCGAGGACTTCCAGAGGAAATTCGCAAGCATGGAAGCCGCTCTCGCAGCACTCTATCTCCTTGTCATCCATTTCGTAATCCTTGCCGACTTCGTACTGAAAGCCCCGGCAGGTGAAATCGGGATTGAACCCCTTGTAGGCTTTGATAATCTTCTCCATTGCTTTAGATGTTTTCTTCCGGGATAGTGTGTTCCCAAACCTTTCCGGCTACCCAGATAAGTGCGCAGCCCGTGATCTTCGCAGAGACGAAGGTGACCATAGATGCTTCCGGGAGTTCTCCCAGGATCAAGACGAGGCCGACCAATGCGACCGCCGCCAGAATTGCCATTGTGATGTACTTCTTCATTGTGTAGTGATTTTAGAGTTGTTTTGATTGGATTTCAGCCTTGATGTTCTCGGCGGCACGCAGCGCACGGATGTCGACTACGGAGTACCACTTTGTCGATGTCGCCTTATTGCTGGAGTGTCCGACTGGTTGCAGCCTTCCTTCCGCAACGGCGTTCATGAACCAACGACCGTAGAGCCTTATAGCTTGACTCTGACTGATTTCTCCGGAGCCTTGTCCGGTGGCAGCCAGGGTCTCGGCGACCGTCGCCTTTATGATGTCTGCGAGAGCTTCCTTCGTGAAATCTTTGTGAGTTGCCATGTTTTAATTATTTTTGTATACACATCATTTCAAGGGCAAATATACACAAAAAAAGTGTATGAACAAATATTTTCAATTTATTTTTCAAGATTTTTTTTATTTATGGATAATACAAAGGAAGTCTCAAAAGCCATATTTTTGTGAAAAACCCGTTAAAAAACTGCATAAAAAAGCGGAGCAGCCCGACGGTCCAGGCCACTCCGCAACAACTCTATTACTTCACAATGAAGATAGAGCAAAGGTAGTCATTTTTCGGAATCGTGCAAAAAGAAAAAAGGCAGCGAGTCTCACGACTGGCCGCCTATGGGCAATGATAAAACAATAAAAATGGAAAAGTATTCAGAATCGGTAGGTCAGACCCACCGAGGCTCCGAGTCCGGCGTGGACTGATCCGGACGGGGTGGCAAGCACCGAAGGCCCTGCGGTAATTCCAAACAACCATTTTGCTGACTTCGGCAAGATGGTGTTCGTAACGGTCACGGTCGTAGTAGTAGGGTAGATCGTCAGGGAGTCCAGGCGTGGCCGCCAGCCGGACACGACGGCCCGGTAGACGGAGTCTTCCGCATAAACCCTGCGCTCGATCGGCACATCGACCTGGACGGTGTCGTGCTGCAAAGTCGTGAAGTAGGTGCGCACAGTGTCGTGGATGTACGAATAGCGAAAAACGGGCGTAGAAACGCATAACGTGTCCACGACTATACAAGTGTCCGTCCGCACGATAACTTGCGATTCTTGCGACCTTGGTGCGGTTTTACGGCCAAATAGGAAACCGAGTCCGGCAAAGAGTGCCAGCAGCAGTAGGAATCCAAGCAGTCTTGTCGTTTCTTTCATTGGATCGTGATACTTATATTCTCTCCCTTGTCATCGGCAGCCTTCAAGATTGCATACAACTGGCGGAAGGTCGTCGTGGAGTCCGTGACCATCCCCTTCCTGGTGTTCTTACCGACAAGCAAGCAGCCTTCCGTGTCCTTCGCCGTGTTCCCGATGTGGATGAGGCAGCCGTCGAAGCCAGGCACGCCCAGCAACCTGGGGAGATAACCGTTGCAGAAGGCGTACTGGTTGCGGTACTTGTAGGAAGAGAACTTTGGAGACTGCACCTTCAAGGTCACGGCGTATGTCCCCTTCGGGATAGCCGTTGCTCCCGGCACCTTCACCTTTTTGATCTGCGACTCCGGCCAGGTCTTCTTGAGTCCACGGTCACAATCTTCAAGGACATCGCAAAAGTAGACAGTGTTGATGTAGAGCCGCCCGATGCAGTAGGCCGGGCAGTTGTAGGTGCGACGGACCAGGAGATTCATTTGTCCTCCTTCTTTTGGAATCGGCCAGTCTTCTCGTCACGGATGCGGCGGCGGTTCTCCATACCAAGCACCCTTGTGATTTCGATGATCTGCTTCTGCAAGCCGTCTATCTGCTTCTGGTGTTCATTTCGCTCGATGCGCAGCTGCTCCCGGAGTGTGTTCACCTCCTGGGTCAGTTCGGTGATCCGCTTGTTCTGGTCGGATATGATGGTCTGGTAGACATCTATCGACTTGCGGATGTTCTCGATCTCGTCAGACTTGACCTCTTCCTTGGCCTTGTTGCGATTGATGCGCCAGTTTACGACCTGGGTCAAGCCACCGGCTCCGATGGCCGTCCCGACATAGGTCATTATCTCCCCAAAGTCCATGTCTATTCCTCCTTGCCTCTCTTGAAGAGCTTGTAAATGATGCAGCCGTAGACTCCCACGTTCACGACAAACGGAAGCCAGTAGAAGGTCTCCTGGACGGCGATGTTGCCAAGGCCGCCGAGGGTGATGATGGCACAGAAGAATGTCAGCACCGCCAAAGGGTTGTATTTCGTATGTCTTGTCATAATTGGATTTATTTAATGGGGTCGGGCCTATCCCCGGCCCCGGTTAATTCAGTCAGTTATGGGTCAAAGTGTATATGTATCTTCATCGTCATATTGTCCCTTATCACATGGATGCTTGAAAGCTCCTATTATTTCTGGGATGAGACTTAATATTCCTAATGATAATATTATTAAAAGAATCATTATCTGTCAGTTATGGGTCAAAGTGATTACCATTGCTTAAACCAATCACACGCTTCGGCAAAGGCTACGGGGATGTCCACGACCTCGCCATTGTCGCAGGTATAATTGACATGAAGGGCAGAAGCAGCACTATCCACACTATGATGACCTCCTGTGCCGTTAGGCATTGTACGAAGGAAGCAATGATAACCGCCTCGCTGCGCCATGCCTACGAGTTTCTGCGCCCACATATAAGGGACGGTCTCGTCATCCTGGGCAATCCATATCTTCGTTGGCACGGGCAAATTCTTTTTCGCACCATCGAAAATTGCCATCAACTGGCTGTCAGCGGCATAAGCATTTGCAAGCCGTTCAGAAGTGGTACTCCCGGTTGCTGATTCTTCAATCCCATACATTCGTGACAAAGTGGCTTGATAGTCAATGTCAGTTCCGGAAAAGAAAGCATCATAACCTATGAGATTCGTATAGTTTGCGAGGACATAACTGCGATCTGTCGAAGAGAGAGGGTAGGTAATGTCTGGGGAGTCATATCCGAGCTGCCCTAACCAAAAGTCCAAAGGGACTTTACCGGTAACTCTAAAGGATTGGCCAGCCATAATGAGGGCAGGTGCGAGCAGAGCCATTGATTTGACCTTGAAAGGCCCGTTATAAGCGAGGTACATGGATGCAAGACCTCCGGCACTCTTGGATAGGAGGTGGACTTCTCGCTCAACGTTGAAATTCTTGCAGACCCATTCATACATGGAACTAATGCAACTGTATAACAGAGGATTAGATTTGGAATCATACAATCTGGTTACTTTAGCATTGTAAATGTCCGTCCCGTAGTATGACGTAATTCCCGAACAATCAATTACTGCATACCCATTTTTCGCAAGAAATTGAAGATAATCTGTATACGTCAGTCCACCCGTAAAGTCGAGACCACCTGTTCCGTGGCACCATAGTATGAGGGGACAGGGCATCCCGTCTCTGCTATAATTATAGGGGAGGTACATGATACCATTGTCCCAAATTCTCTCGCTATTACCGGCATAATTACTTCCACTATTAGTTTGTGGCAAAAACGGGCGTTTGACCTCAAAACTATATCGCAACAAAGATTCAGGCGTGAAAGCATTCTTTGCGTACTTCACTTCCCCATTTTTCGTAACTGTAACTGACAGAGCTTTTGTACACGAAAAGTTGCTTGTACTGGTCAACACAAATTTCACCCAGGCAGTACCTGGAATTATATTTGTGTCAGTTACATATCCCAGGAAGGTAAAATCAGAGTCATAGCAAAAAATGTAGTATCCTTCACCTTCGCCAAGCTGAATGCTATTGATTCGGTCGGAAGAAGATATACCTATAAATAAGGGTGAACGAAGTCTTGCGAGATTCTGCGTTTTATTCGAGAAGCTGAAATTCAATTCGCCAGTCGATGCCTTCAAATTCCCAAGTTCCATCGGAATAGTCAAAGTCCGAACAGTGGGGTTTTCGCTACCAACACCTTGATTGTATAACTTTTGAATGAAAGGTTGCGGCCATATCAGTAACGATTCAGGGAGATAAGTACCATCGCTGCCGTAATAGATATACAGGTAATTGCAAGTCGCTGGAATTGTGATAACGGAGCTGTTACCAGGCGCAATAGTAGCTCTGCCCGTATTTGCGACCAGCGGAGCCGGTGTGTTCTTGACACAGGAATCGCTTGTCAGGAAGGCATAGGTACAATTATTCGTGGAGTTCGCTACAATTTTATAAGTATCGCCTTCGACAACTGGGACAATTATATGCTTATAAGCATTATTATCGCCCCAATTCCCCGATTCAAGAATGAGGTAGTTAATAGGCGTATAACCAGATAGCGAATGTTCGATAAAGATGGTGTCCCTAAACTCCGAAAGACTGTCTATCTTCTCAAGTTTTGGCTGGAACACATAATCGCTATTGACACTACCCAACTGGAAAGCCAATGCAGCACAACCAGATGGGATAGTGACCATAACCTTTGCTCCAGTTGTCAAATTGACAACAGAAGTGCCTGTAACCAAATCCATATCGCCTCCAGATACCGGGGCGGCAAGACTTGCGAGGAATCCATAACGAGAACCAGAAGAACCTACGGCAGTAATGATATATCGTTCACCTGCATTCACAGATACGATGGCATGGACATAATTCGCAGATGTGCCATATTTGCCTGTTGCGAGGATGGAGTATGAACGCAACCCAGTACCGGGAACTGCTACTTCTTCAGACATCAACTCCTTGGTTTCGAGGCCTAATTGACTGACCTCGTTGTGGACCGTCTTCACCGACTCAGCGGTCGCCGCTTTCGTGGTGCCGCCGACGGTAGGGTCGTTCTCGAGCTCAAAGGGATAATCAACGGAAGATCCCGGATTGCCCTGGGGGCCTTGCGGTCCCTGCGGACCGGTTGCACCGGTGTCTCCCTTGGGCCCCTGGGCTCCGGTCGCTCCCGTGTCTCCCTTATCTCCCTTGTCACCTTTCGGTCCCTGAGCTCCGGTGTCACCTTTCGGTCCCTGAGCTCCGGTGTCACCTTTCGGTCCAGTTGCTCCAGTTGATCCGGTATCGCCTTTGTCTCCCTTCGGACCTTTCTCACCTTGCAGCCCCCTGGGGCCTTGCTCTCCCTGCTGACCGTTGCGGATGGTGACATCGGTAGCCACACCGTCGGAACGGGTGATGCGCACGACATTCGCCGCACCGCTTTCCTGGGAAGTGGTGATCTGTTCTATATCGGTGATGCTGACACCGTCGGCACCCTTCGCACCCGTTGCTCCAGTCTCACCCTTCGGGCCTTGCGCTCCTTGAGGGCCAGCACCACCGTTGCGCACGACGAAGGACTTGCTCGTTCCGTTGGACAAGGTGATGGTTACGACATTCTGACCGTAGGCTTCCTCGGAGGTCGAGGTCTGACGGATGTCGGTAATGCCGACACCATCCGTGCCGTCTGCACCCTTCGCTCCGGTCTCACCCTTCACGCCCTGCGGTCCGACCGGTCCCATCGGGCCTTGCGCTCCCGTGGCTCCGGTGGCTCCCGTGGCTCCGGTGGCTCCCGTGTCACCCTTCGGGCCACGTTCACCCTGCGGCCCCTGGATTCCCTGACGGCCCTTCAAGCCGGAGAAGGAAAGCTCAAGAGTGTAGGTACTGTCGTCCATCCTGGCGGTGCCGGAGGGAGTTCCTTCGGTATCGTCTACGGTGACGGTGATGCGGTAGATCGCATCCTGCTTCTGGACATTCACCGTGTTGACCACATCCTTCAAGCAGTCTTGCAAAATCTGTCCGGTGATCGCTTGCACGCCATTCTCATAGACGGCGGCCTCAATCCTCGATATAAGTGCGGAAAAATCAACCATTTGCTATATTATTTTTATCTCTTGTTCGTAATCATAATCAGCCTCGCAGAGTCCGTCGGTGGCTCCCACCTCAATCCGGACGGTGGCGTAGACACCGGCGCACTCGTCGGCAAAGCGGTAGTCGAATGGGGTGAAATTGACATCGGTTACATCGTACACGCCCTGGGCTTCGAGCAGCCCCCGGACCACGTTGTCGAGGGTCAGCACTCCGACACTCTGAATCTCCGTCTCGTTGCTCCGGTCAGCCGTCAGACGGTCGATGTAGAAGAGGCTGAACGAGTAGACGATGGTGTCCTCACCTGCCGTCCGTGTGTGCGTTCCCTGCACCCATGCGAAGGCACCGTAAAGGGCATCCGGGCAGTCATTGAGCCGCCGGGCATCCTGCCGCACGATCATGTGGACGGAAGGCTGCGCAGCAGCAAGGCTCTCGATGAGCTTGATGGTCTCCAGTAGTGTCATCGCTGAATCCATTTACCTCTTGCACCGCCCAGGAAGATGCCGCAAGTGGCGGCACTATAAAGGTTGGACTGGATGCGGTGGCAGTCATTCTCATTGAGTTCCGGGAAGAGGGTGCGGTTCTCCCAGAGGTAGGCTTGCAGGTCGAGTGCGCACGCATCCGCCTTGCTCTGGTAGTAGGCCCTCTGGTTATCGATTTCCGCCTTGGTGGGCGGCTGCATCCCCTGGTCCTGCGACTTCACGACACCCATGTTGGCGAGCTTGAAGGAGGTCTTGTAAATGACCTCCACAATGGCGGAATAGGCAAGGAAGTACTGGCACTCGTCGATGAGTTTGCGGTAGTTCTCATTGCCGCCGAAAGACCATTCAAAATCGTTGTTGAAGTCGAGGTTGAATGATGCCCTGAACTCGTTGTATTTGACGAGGGTCTTGCACTTCTCCAGCAGGGCGTGTCCGAGGATGCCCTTGAGCTTGATCTCCTGCGCTTCACGGATGGAAGGCATGAGGTACTTTCCGGCCACGTTGTCGGAGAGGTTGGACACCGCCTTCACGAAGGCCGAGCTGGTCAGAAGTATCTCCCTATTTTCCAATTCTTTGTTCATGGCTTACTGGATTATCTGGGTGGTGTCACGTTCAATGGAGAAGGGCTTGATGGCGATGGAGCCGGTCAGGCCGAGAATCTTGTCGAAGGAATCCACGATCAAGTCCTGCACGGGCTGGATTTGCGTGCGGTTGAAGAGCTTGAAGGCACTCTCGTACTCTTCTGAACTGAATCCAAGGCTCTCGGTAGGGATGCCAAACAAATTGGGGTTGGCTCGGAAGGCCGTGAATATCTGCTGACGGCAATGGCTTGCGAGAGTCTTGTACCTCTCGCCGAAGTCATCCTGCTCCAGCCGCTGCACGGTGGTTTCCACCTCCTTGCTATCGTTCCATGATAGCATGATCCTTCCGGCATTGGATTTTCCGGCAAACTTCTCATTCACGTTGCGCTCAATTTCCTCCTTGATCTCCTGCGTAGGCGCACCGTTGTTGAAGTTGATGACATACGAACCCATGAAGGAGTTATTGATGGCGTTGAGGTGGTATTCGTCGATGCTGCGCTCAATCTCGCACGCCTTGACGGCTGCTGCGTAGAGCGGTGCCGGATAAGCACCGAACTCCTGGCACTTAACGAAGAAGATGCTGGTCTCGGACTTGCCTTCCTTCATCCACTTGGGATAGCGGATGACCTTGTCGGAGCGCACGAACTTATCACCCCAATTTTCTGAATACCAGAAGACCTCGTTTTCCTCATCGGTGCGGAGCTTGTCGAGGTCGATGGCATATAATTCCCGATTCGCCCCGTCCTTGCTGCGGATCACCTGGAGGGCGTAGCCACCGAAGACAAAGGCGTTCCATGCGATCCGCTTGACCAGGTCACGAGCCGTCTCGCCCTTGCGGTTCATCTTGTCACCGTAGGGGAAGATCATGGCCGTGACATCGTCACCGACGGCGAAGTCAACGCAGCCGTTGATAACCGACCGCAGCGAGGTGACATTGCGGTAGAGGTCAAGAAGATAGTGGGGATAGTGGTTGCCGTCACCCCATTGGACATAGTCTTTGTCCCTGCCCTTTGACTCCGTCGGTGAGATGATATTCGTCTCGATGTACGGGTCGATGGCTGCAAAGCGCATCACCGCCTTGCTATTCGGCTCTGTATTGCTCATACGTTATATTTTTGTCGTATATCTTCCGGTACTCCAGTTCATCCGACACGACCGTCAGGACTCCGGATGCCATGACCGTCCCGAAAGAGGTGACGGTGTACTCCCACTCACCGGGAGTGAGGGCCAGCCCCTGCACATTGACCGTGAACTTGTAGTAGTCGCCTTCGCCTTCATCGGTCACCTCAGTGACGATGTCTTCCAGGCCGGTCGTGGAGTGGAAGGTCATGGCGAAGGAAGACACCGACGAACTGAATGACTTTGGCACCCAGATCGTCTGGTCTTCGCTTGGATCTTGCAGGTAAATCATGGCGTTTCGCTTTGTTTGGAAATATACTTTGCGCCATGTGCGTAAAAGAAGCCCCCACCGTTTCCGGCAGGGGCTAACCACACAATTATGAAAAAGCAGGATTATTCTCCCAGGAGTCCGGCGATGATGCTACCGTCGACCTCATAGGGCCAGCTGGTGCTGGTGTCCTGGAGGGTGATGGAGTAACGGTTGCCGTCTCCACGAGCGGTGCCGGTCTGGCCGTCACCTGCGGAAGCGGCTACGGGTTCATCATAACCGAGGTACCAGTACTTGCCGTTTGCATCCTTGACGATGACGGCAAGTTCATTGACTGCGAGGGCAGCCATTTCGATCCTCTTGGTGGTCTCCATTCGGGTGAAGAGCAGCACAAGGTCGGTGCTGACATAGTTCACGCCGTTGGCAGGGTCAACGTTGAGGGTCGAAGTCATGCTGCCCGTCCCCTTCCTGAACGTATAGCGCAGGAAGTGTTTTCCGGTGGCGAGTGCGATAGTGCTTATCTGCCCGTCAGCAACGGTCTTGGAGGTTACATCGTCGTAGTTGGCGATGTAGGCTTCCACGATACCGCCCATCGAGGTGGCGCAATCACGCACAAGGCCGGAGAGTGCAACTGAACAAGGCATAGGCTATCCTCCCGAATTAGATGGCAGCGATCACGACATTGCCGGGGAAGGCGACCTGGACACCTGCGTTGAACTCAACGGCGATGCGGAACTCCCTATTGTCCTGGCTGTACCAGACCTCGAACTTCTCGGAGTCGTCCATGAGGTCGCAGCCGAAGAAGAAGTTGGAGAGCTGACCAGCGACGAGGTAGTTCTGGCCGTCAAGACCGACGGTGGCGATGAGGCGGACACGGCTTCCGGGGATGCGGATGGAGTCGTAGTCCTGACCAGGCTCGAAGTGGAAGAGGTTGGCGGTGACCAGCTCCTGCTCATAGTCACGGAGGAAGTCGGTGCCGCAGAAGATGACTGCATCCTCGGTCAGAGTGCCAGCAGGCATGGCGAGGAGTGCCCTCTTGACGGCTGCGATCTTGGTGGTCTCACCGGCAGGCTTGGTGGAGCTGATAGCTCCGGAACCGGCTGCGGAGAGCAGCTTGATCATACCGTCAAACTTGTTGAGGTTGGCAGTGCCGGAGGTCTTGTCACCCTGCCAGATAGCCACCTCAAGGGCGTTGCTGATCCTACGGGAGAGGTCACGCATGAGGTCTTCCTCGAAGGGGAGGTTCTTCTGGCCAGCGGCGATACGGACCTGGTACTCTGCCCACTTGCCGAGCAGGGTCTTGTCGCAGATTGCCATGTTGACCTTGATCTGTCCGGTCTCAAGGACTCTCTGTGAGAGGGTGCTGGAGCCAGCTTCATTCCATCCGCAGACGGAACCGTCACCGAACTGGACATTGGAGGTGAGGATATTCAGGGCGGCGGATGACTTCACGCCAGCCATGAGGGTGAACTCCCTGGCGGAGATACCGCCGAGGATAGCTTCATTCAGAAGCAGGGGCCTGTTCTGGTCTACATACGCAGGAAGGCCGGAGACATTGTAAGAATTTGCCATTTATTTGAGTTTTAAGACAGTTTCTGCGTAGAAATAGACAAACCCTCGCCTCTGTAAAGTTTGGCCGAAATTGCGACCTTGGTGCATAAATAAAGGGATGTAACCTCACGGCCACATCCCCCGAATCAGAAGTTGATGAGAATTATGGAACTTTGACTTGGTATTATCGTCTTGCACCGGCGATGCTGACGGCGTTGGCGACCTTCTTGTCGGTGGTCTCCGGCTTGAAGGCCCTCTTGAACTCGTCGTGGGCAGGCTCTGCCGCAGGGGCTTCCTTGAGCCTTGCCACCTCCTCAGTGAGTTCGTTGATCCTGGTCTCGAAGGCATCCACCCTTGCAAAGAGTTCGTTGACCTCCTTGCGCAGAGCCTCAATGGCATCGGGTGCGCTTTCCTCGCCGGGAGTGTCGGGATTCTCGACCTCTTCCTCGGCAGCTTCGGTCTCCACTTCCTCGGTCTCCGGAGCGACTTCGGCTTCGGGATCGATGATGTCAGCGACCTTGCCGTCAGCGACACGGATGACCTTGCCATCGTCTATGGTGTAGTCACCGTCCTCGGCAGCAGTACGGGTGCCGTCCTCGGCAGTCATGTAGACCTCGTCTCCGATCTTGAGGTCTTCCTCGCCATCCCACTCAAGGATGCCCTTGTCGGTGGTTACCTGGCCAAATGCGACTGCAAGAGCCTTTGCAAGTGCAGCCTTGATTTTTGCGATCTTGTTATTCATCTTTTTCAATTTTGGAATGTATTTCTCGAACAATCCTCCTACTTCTTCCACCACCTCATTGATCCAGCCCTCGTTGGTTTCCGGTTCAAGGTCGAAGATTCCCTCAAGGCTGAATCCCTTGAAGGTGCCGTCCTTGACCTGCGCCCAGACCTCGTCATTGGTGACATGGAACTCGGCAAAGAGGGAGCCGTCGGCAATGTTGTCGAATCCGGCAGGAGCGACACCTTTGGGGGTGTCCTTGATGAAGAATTGCACCATCTCCACACCGCTCACCTCGCTGCCGTCAACGTGCATGAGGTTGACTTCGTTCTGGCGGCCTTCGGCAAGGTACTTCTGCGCCATTTTGCGGATGGTGTCGGCCTTGAAGATCATGTAGAACTCCTTTCCGTAAGGGTCGACACGGTAAATCGGGAAGTCGGCACGCATGACCACGCCGTAGACGAGCCGCTTGTCCTCGTCTTCGATGCTGAAAAGCTGAACTGGTTTCTGCTCTGCAAACTTCAGGAAGTCGGACATCACGGCAGGTGCATCGACAAGGGAGATGCGCAGCATCCCTTCCTCGTCGTCATTGATCACGGCCTGGAAGACCGGGAGGTTATCTATCGTAACTATTGCCATAACTGCTGGGAAATATACTTTTATCGAAAATTGTAAAGGGGTCAGAAGGAAGACTCCGCCAGTTGCACTTGTCGCTGCCCCTGCTTGGCTTCCAGTTCGGACATGATGAGGACTACCTTCTGGTCACGGGCCATGTAGTTGAGGCGGTCCTCTTCGCTTGCGCTGGTGATGCTCCTGGTGGTGTTCATCGTCGTAGGGACGGACGGAGCCTGGAAGGCCGGGACGGATGCGCTGCCCGTGTCTCCGGGGTTGGTGCGCTTTATCTGCGCCACATTCGCCATACCGGCTGCCGTGACCGTTGCAGCCTGGGCCGCTCCGAGGATGATGTTGCCGGGAGCAGGGATGCCAGACTTGACACCGGATATATAGGCTGCCACCGCTCCTTCGAGAGTGGTGATGATTGCCGAAGCGACCTTCATGGCCTTCGCTCTCTTGAGCTGCGCTGCGGTGGCCTTGTCATCGGCTTCGTAGATGGATGCGAGGGATGAGAGGACTCCGGCTACGGTCTGCACCGTGCTTTCGAGCATCTGACGGCGGTCAGCCTTGTCCAGTTCACGCAGCCGCTTCTTTTCCCGTAGGGCGTTTTCCTCGATCTTGACTTCGAGGTCGGCTGCTTGCTGCTGGTACTCAAAAGCGGCGGTGAGGTCACCGTTCTCGGTCGCTTCCTGGGCAAACTGACGGAGAAGGGCAAGACGGCGGTCATTGCTCTCCTTCTGAATGGCGTAGGCTTTGTCGGCTTTCTCTCTCTCGGACTCGACCTCAATGTCATTCATCGCAAGACGGTGTTCCGTGTACTTGTCCAGACCTTCCAGCAGACGGCTTGCGGCATCGGCTGCGTTCTTCTTGGTCTTCTCGTCTGCTGCCAGTCCGTCTGAAATGGCCTTGGAGAGTTCATCGCTGATCTCCTTGCCAAGCGACTCGATCTCCTTGTCGATTTCCTCGGAGATACCGTCAAGGAAGGACTTGCCGACCTCCTTTCCTGCGGTCTTGACTTCTTCCTTCTTCGACTTGAAGCCTTTGATGAGATTGTCGGCTATGGTCTGCCCGGCTTGGAAGTTCTGCCGGAATGTCCAGCCTTGTTTCGCTTCGTTGGCGAAGGCCCTGGCTGCGTTGCCTATCCCCTTGATGCCTTCCTCCCGGAAGACTTTGATAGCTGCCACGATGCCCCGGAAGGGTGCGATAATGAACTCCGCAATCGCATTGCCGACACCAGCGACACCGTTGATGACTTGCTGCATCAGTCCGTTGCTGCCGATGAAGGCGGACACCTTGCCGAAGATGTCCACAAGGAATGTGCTGACCTTTTCCAGCACGGCGGTGAGGAAGTTGCCGAGGGGCTTGAACACCGCAAGGGCGGAATTGATCCCCTTCATGGCTTCCTCATCTTCCTTGAAGTGTTCCTTGAGCTTGAAGGCAAGGTTGACGATCAGTCCCAGGATTGCAAGGAAGGGAGTCTTGGAAAGGGCCTCAAAGCCGTCCTTTACTCCGTTGAGATGCACCCCGGCTGCCTTGCCGAAGTTGTCCACGCCTTCCTTCATCCGCCCGAAAGCCTTGGTGATGCCTTCGGTGTAGTTACCCACGTTGCGCTGGAAGTTGCCTTGCAAGGCATCCATCGCCTTGAGCTGGTCATTGATTTCCTTGATCTGCGCTCCCAGCTGCTGCCGTCTGGCTTCATCGGTGGTGGCACGGAACTCACTCTTGAGGGCCGCCATTTGGTGGACAAGGCCGTTGTAGGACTGGGTCAGACCGTTGGCCTCTTTGTTGAGGTCTTCGTAGGTCGTTATCTGCCCGTACATGGCATCCTTGAGGGCGTTCTGCGTGACCCTCAATTCATCCAGGGTCTTCTGATAGTCTTTGTCCGTCAGAGCGGTTTCCTGGAGGGCCGTCTTGAGGTCTTTGATTCGTGCCTTGAGGTCGTTGATCGTGACACCGGAGTTCCCGGTGTCAATCGTCAATATAGTTTTGATTTCGGTCTCTGCCATTTGATTAGTTGATTATGTCGTCCCCGTTGCCGGAGTAGGTTGCGGTTTGCTGCTGGTCAGTCACGGTGAGGGTATAATGGTCGGCCATGCCGATTGTCCCCTTCCATGACTGGGTATAAGTCTCCGTTTCGATGGTGATAGCTCCGACTGTCTTGCTGCCAAGAGACCACACCTTCGTGAAGACCTGCCCGTCGTTGGCATCATAGCCGACAAGGGTGGCGTACAATCCGTAGAACGTGTAGTCCGTAGGGGTGGAGTTGAGGAAGTTGACACGAACTTCGCCTGAACATTGCCGCCCATCTGGAGGACAGACAACTTGGATATGGCGAAGGAATTGGTCGTTCCCGTCCTTCCGGCTTGCAGATAGCTGACCGTTGCTTCCTGGCCCACACCATCAACGATGGCAAGGAGGACTACCGATCCCTCCCTTGTGGTCTGGGCGGCGTTCTCGGTGAATGCCGTCACCAGTCTGCCGTCACGGATGACCGCAGAATCGATGAAGCCGGACACGGACTTGACGGTAAGGCTCCCGGCCTGGGCGGTCGGTGCTGATACCGTAGGAGTCTGATCGGAAGTGGCATCGAAGTTAACCGTCACACTCGCAGGGTTGACCTCAATGGCGGTCGCTGCCACATAGGTCACGGTGATGGTGATGTCTTTGTAGACGGAAGTATTGAAGGAGTTGGTCGCACGAAGCACCACCGTATTGCCGTTGGCTCCCGACTTCACCCTTACGGTGCATTGATGGGCATTGGGCGTGATCTCCGCATAACTGCCACCGGACCGCAAGGACCAGGTGCAACCAGTCTGCGTACATCCGTCCGGTTGGTAAGTCACGACATAGGTCGCCTCGTTGCCGGAGTTATTGATCACCGAAGGGCCGCCAATCTCCATGCCCGTGCAGGGGATGTCGCTCGTTGACTTGAGGTTCTGCCTGACGGTGAAGGTAGCGGTCTTCTGGACACCGCCCAGGTCCGTTCCCGTGATCGTCACCGTAGTCTCCCGGTAAGGCGATGCACTTGTGTTCTGGTACATGGTCATGCGGACATAGTACTCACCGCCGGAGGTGTCAATCTCTACGGTGCGCAGCCATGTAGCCGAGGACGGCCATGACACTCGAAGGCTCGACAAGTTCATGTTCGTTGCCGTCAGCTTCGAGGAAGCGGTTGTCTGCACACCCTTGGCCGTGACATCAGCAGCCGAGAGGACACCCGACACCGTCACTTCGACGATGCAGTTGGCGATATAGCCGCCGTCAACGGTCCGGACTGACACACTTGTCCAACCGGCTGCGACTCCCGTCACCACGCCGTCGTTGACCGTTGCGATACTGGTGTCGGCACTCTCCCACACGACCGCCTTGTTGGTGGCGTTGGTAGGCAAGACGGTGGCTATCAAGGTACGGAATTGTCCTGCACTCACCGTGATGCTGCTCTCGTTGAGGGTGACACCCGTGACGGCTACGGTCTGCCCGGCTACGGTCACGGTGCATTCTCCGACCTTGTTGCTGCCGTCGGTCGAATAGGCACGGATAATGGCCGTCCCGGCTCCGACTGCGGTCACCCTTCCAGCCTGGTTGACGATAGCCACACTTGTATCTGAACTGGTCCAGTTGAGGGACTTGTTGGTCGCATTGGACGGGTAGACATACGCCACGATATTGGACGAGCTTCCGGTGTTCAGAGAAAGGCTGGAAGGTGAAAGGACAATAGAGGTGACCTTCACATCGCTGCCGCCAGCCATGCGCTGCTCAATCGAGATGCTTGTACGGGTGTGGGTGGTCTCATCCTTGAAGTAGAAGGGGTATGTATTTATCGACCGATCGGTTGAAGTGGCGTTCTCCTGGATCGTCAGATAGACAACTGCGTTGCCCGTTCCGGTGATGTAGCCACGATGATAGGTGGCATTGCCGGAGGTGACACCACCTCCCGTCACGAAGCCGTAGGCATCCGGGCCGTCGAAGTCCAGAGTCCATCCGTGATTGGAAGGGTCGGACACCGTGAACGGCACATTCTGCGCCGCTGAACTGACGGAGGACGGCCATGACACGGTGGCTTCGTTATCCGCCACAAGGGTAAAGTACTGCGTTGCATTAGCAGGGGACATCGTGACCGTCCTCGTCTGACGGGCATAGCCGGATGCCTGGACGGTGATAACCACGACGGCTCCGTCCGACACGTTCATCCCTGCTGCATAAGGGGTGGACACTCCGTCAATCGTCAGAGTGATGATGGGCGTAGCATCGGAAGGCTCGACGATGATGTTCAGCTGCTCCACGCCGGGTGCCAGGGTGAGGGACACGGTGACCGTCTCATCCGGGATGATGGACACGACTTGCTCTGCGGTGGCGTAGCCGGATGCCGAAGCACGGACAACGTGCTGCCCTGCGGTGAGGGTCACGGTGGCATGGCCGTCCGTCAAGGCGACCGAGGTGCCGTCAATCACTACGGAAGCGGTGGCAGGAGTGACGGTGAGGTCAAGGACTCCCCTGGCTTGCGCACCGCCAAACTCCTGCCCGTAGAGGTAGGCTGTATCGTCCTGCACCTTCACGAACTCGCATTGCACCGGGTCATCGGTGGTGACGGAGTAGTTGATCACCCTATTGAGCGACCAGAGCGAATTGTCAAACCAGTAGAACTTGCGAAGGCTCTCACCGTTCACCTGGATTCCAGCCATATTCACCCACGCCGTCACGACACGGGTGTTCACGTTGTAGCGGTCACGGATGTACGCACGCCACATCTTCTCATAGATGGTGACGGACTCCTGCCCTGGATAATACGCCATGTGAGGGCAAGCCAACTCCTGCACCCGTCCGAAATCAAGTGCGGTGAGAACACCCTCGCCACGGTATTCAGCTACCAAAGGACTGGTCGAAATGATTGCGTACATCGACTGCGACTTGTACCGGGTGAACACCGGGACGGTCACCCCGGCTCCGGCATCCATGCGCCAGCAAGGCGTGCCGTCATTCAAGGTCATCATCTCCGGCAGGTCATCGCTGATCTGGAAACGGTCGTACCTCTGCACACCGGAGCGGAAAAGCAGCACACCGCTTCCGTCCACACTCTTGCCGTCGGTGTCATGGCATTGCAGCTTGCAAGCGGTCAGCCAGTCGTAGCCTTCCACATCCTGGAAGGAAGGTGATCCCCAATAAGCGATGTCCGGAGAAGATACGACCGGGACTTCGTAGTCCTTGGTGTCGCCGCTCGCATTGCGGTAGGTCAGTACGTTGCCGGAGTCCAGCTGCTGGGAGAGGACATCGTCACCCCCTGCCGTCACATCATTGAAGTAGCGGCTATTCTCGCAAGCCTGGACACCGGAACGGAAGACCACAGAGTCCATGATCTTCTTTGACTCGGTGTTGAAGTCGTAACCCGTGCCGATGCGCTGCACCCCGTACTGGCTGCCATACACATCGGAATAGTATTTCTCGAAGGCTCCGCCAAGGGCATCCGAAGACATCTCCAGCCACTTCGTGTCGAAGGCAAGCGGAGCGATATGCACCTCACGCCCACGGTCGATGCGCTGGTCGATGTCGATGATGTCAGCCTTGAAGTAGTTGTTCTTCGACATGAGGGTCACCACGCCCGTCGTGCCGTCATAGTGGAGGATCAGTCCGAGGGACTTGACGACACCCAGCAGGAAGTCAGCCGGGGAGTAGTCGGTGGTGAGCAGCATGGCCTTGGTCACGGCTGCACCGCTCCGGATGGATTCGGGAGTCTTATAGCTTGCCGTGCTGCCAGCCGTGCCGGATGAGAGCCGCATGGCGGTGTAGGTGTACTCCGTACCACCGAAGTAGACACGCATGGCATCCGTGCCGGTCGCATGGCTGCGCCAGGTCTTGCGATAGAGTTCTCCGAAGTGGATGGTCTTGCGGAAGTGGTAGGGAGTTATGTGGATGCGGTACTTCTCCGCATTGTAGCAGGAGAGCGAGAGGTTGATGTCGGTAGAAAGGTTATAGCTGCCGGAAGCACCTGCCAGCACAGCTTCGACAAACGTGTAGTCCATGTCCAGCACCGGGGAGAAGCCGCACGCATCAGCACGCACCTTGCCGTCCTTGGCGAACTGGCCGTAGTCCTCGGACGAACCTACGCAGATGACCTTCGAGGCGGTGAGCGGACGATCCTGCCCGTCATAGGCGACCAGTTGTGCGAAGAAGCCGGAGAAGTCGTACCGCTCGGTCGTGCCGATACCGCCGGAGTACTTGGCGGAACTGAAATAGAGAGGGGTGGCGGTCGCTCCCTGCACCGTAGCGGCAAAGGCGATGTTCATGTTTACATCGACCTTGCTGCCTACCTGGAGCGAAGTGCCGATGCTGACCGGGACGGAGAAAGTGTCACTATGTGCCGACCCGTCAAGGGTAAGGGTGATGGACTGCGACACGTTCTTGTAGCTCTCCAGGCTCGGAAGGAGCGGCAGGGTCATCCACATACCGTCGTAGTCGCTGCCCTCAAGGACGGAAGCATCGAAAGTGAATCCGCCGTTGTTCTTGGCGTTGGCGATGGCATTGAGGACGGCCTTGACGGACACGACTGGCCGCTGCATATAGCTGCGCAGGTCCTTGGTCTCCCACTCCGTCATACTCTTGGTCATCTTGAGCAACGCCCAGCCATTAAGAAGGCCGTAGGATGAGTCTTCCGGGTGGGTGTCTTGCAGACCTATCTCCGAGGGCTTGACAAGGGCTTTGTCCGCTCCGAAGCGGTCCGGGATGCCGTTGTAGCAGGGTGCGAAGTTGATTACATCCCAGATGTCCGTCACTCCGGCTGGGTTGGAAAGCAGACGAGACCATGCAGTCTGCACGGCCCCGGCATCAATGGTGAAGTCAAGCTCCCGGTCGGGGTCACCCGTTGCGAGGTAGTCAAGGCTTGCGAGGGTCTTGCGGTTGCCCTCGGTATCGAAGGAAAGGCCGTAAAGGAATGAGCCGAGACCGCCGTAGAGGGTGACGGAGTACTGGATGTCCGCACCGTGACGGAGGATATTGTCGAGCTTCACATAGCCGCTCTCCAGGAGTTGCCCGGCACCGTCAAAGAGCTGGAATCCGGTCTTGCGTGAAGGGTCGAAGTCCTGCCCGGTAGATCCGCCAAACTGCTGGGTACGGTCGAGCCGCCAGATATGTCCGAAGATGTCATTGTTCGTGGGTGTTCCCTTGAGGGTCACCTGCTGCGTGTAGGAGTTCTTGACTATCGTGGGATTGGACAAGTCCTCCTGCGTGTAGTTGAAGAGGATGAGATCGCCTTCTCCGAGGTCGGCCTCCTGCCCTCCAATGTATAATCTTACCTGCCTTTTCATGATTACTTGCGGAAGCGGTCTGCGGCCAGCTCGACGGTGAACGTGTAGTCGACCATCCTGCGGCCCTGGTTCTGATATGTCTTGGTTTCTTGCTCATTGTCAGCAATCACGACGGGGAGCATCACCCCTGCGGTGACATCTTCGAGGTAGACAAGGACGGAGCGCATGAGTTCATGCACCCTGCTGGATTCGTCGTCCGAGAGCCACCCCGAATGCAGTTCCCATCGGGTCGTTATGTCGTTGAGGTAGTTGACACGGCCACGGTTCATCGCTGCGACATTGTCATAACTACGGCGGTGTTCATATCGGGTTATCTGGTCAATCTGCTTGCCGCCACCCCGGATGAGCAGGGAATCCCACCCACCGTAGGCGTTGATGTAGTGCAGCACCCATGTCCGGCACGATCCGTCCACTCGCCATGTCTTGCCGCCGAGTGTCACGGCTGCGAGGTTGGCAATGGTCGAGAGGTCTACCTTGTATGTCCCTTCTCCGGTGATGCCGACGGCTGCGCTGGTGGTGCTGCCGTTGGCCTTTGTGAAGACTGCGTTCTCATTGCCGGAGAACACGCCAGTCACGGCGAAGGTCTGCCGCCCGTCAAGGAGTCCATTGATCGGGTCGGAGAGGATGAAGGCGGAACCGTAAGTCTTGCCGTAGTCGTAGCTCCAGTCATTGATGAACGAGAGCGGCTGACTGACACCGTTGCCTGATACGGTCACCCCTGCGAGGAAGGCTGCGTAATCGGTGAACGGGTCTTGCAGGGTCAGCAGGTTACGGCCAAGGAGGTCGGCAATGATGTCATTGACACGCACCCGAAGGGTAGCCTCGTCCGGACGGCGGACGGCCTTGCCGGAATAGAGGACGGACTGGTCGGAGTCCAGGGTGACGGTGAACGTGGAGACATCAACTGCACCCAGGTCGACAAACGTGTCTTTCCAGATTGGGATATATGGCATGGTACTACTTTTTGCAGGGAAATATATTTCTTGGCCTATTTGGAATTAGCGAGGTCCCGGTAGTTGAATGACGAGAAGAGGATAGGCACGAAAGCGGCCACATCCTTGCTGACTGCTTCGGCTATCTTCTCGGAGTACTTGGCGTTCAGTTCCTCGACGGTGCGAGAGAGTGCCGGGAAAGGCTCGATACCCTTCATGGCTATCTTTCGACCTATCAGATAGGTCAGCTGGTCGGGTGTCGGGATGCGCCCGTTCTTGCCGGGCAAGGGGTTGACGGGCTTGATGTCTATCCATTGACGGATAGCGGATGGCGGTGGCCAATGGGCCGGATAGACGGCACCGAAGGGAGAGGTGGCACGACCCTGCGCACCGCCTTCCACATACTTCCAGTAATCGGCCAGTTCGAGGGTCACTTCATAGGTGCGGTCGTTGACCTTCATGCCCCACTTCACCGAGTTCAGCAGCTCGCCGCTTGCGTTCTTCGTTCCGTAAGGCGGACGGCCTTCCGTGAGCTTCGCCTTGTAGAGTGCTTCTGCCTCCTTCCCGTAGTCCTCCAGGACACGGATGAGGTTGTCGAATTTTAGTGAGTCCGTTGCCATTGTTCGAGGTCTTTGGTTTCCTTGGCTATCTTGTCATTGCGGTAGGATAGGATATTGAGGAATTGGGTCACGGCCATATCCCAGACCGCATCCCAGCTGCATCGGCAGGCCTCTGAAACCGCATCAACGTTGCGAACCCATCCCCAACGTGCAGTAAATTCGTCTTGGCTTCCGCTATCTGGTCCTGCATCGCCTTCCGTTTCTCCCTGTCCTTGATCTTGCGTGTCTGCCACCCCGAATAGGTTAGGATAGCCAGCGCATAGGTCCTGCACTTGCCGAAAAAAAAAGCACGCAAGTCCTGGGCGTGAAGGAGTGACAAGTTGTCACGGATTGCCGCTTGCACATCCATGATGTCGTAACCGTCATTGTACTTGCAGCCCTTCGGGATGAGGAAGACGGAGAGAATGTCGATGTCGTGCTTGTCCGGCTCCTGGATGTAGGTCTGGAAGTCGATGAACTGGGCCGTTGTCATCTTGCGAATGTCGGTGACCGGAATGAGGGTCAGACCGCCAAGACGATACTCCTTCAGCACCCGTTCCTGCGGCTGCGGCGGCTCTTCACCGAGGAAGGCCGTGCATCCTGCGAGGGCGGAGTACTCCGGGACGGGCATATTCAGAAGGTCATCCACCGGGGTATCGGTGAGGATGGACACCATCTCCACCTGGCGGTCGATGTCCGGCAGGGTGGGATCAATGGCGCATAATTGCAGGTATTTGCCGATTGGTAGCTTTGCGTAGTTGTCTATCATGTTATTGAAATGTTATAACTCCCGGTGCCTCGTTTGCCGAACTTGCTCCAGACGGCATAGCGCAGCGCATCGAGAAGGTGGTTGAACGTGTCTATCGGATAGTTGACGGAGTTGCCGTCCTTGTCCTTATCCCATGTGTAGTTGCGCAACTCCTTGATGAGATTGACGGAAGACTTGGTGACCTTGAGTTGCCACCCTTGCATCCATTGCAACTGGAAGGAGAGCTTCTGACTGCGGACGGGTGCATCCTTGTCGGACGGCATCACCTTGAGTCCGGCGGTGCGGATTTCGGCTATCGACTTTGGCTCTGCGCAGTCGGCATATATCTCGGTGGCCGGGCCGATTCCTTCCGCTTTCAGCAGGGCGGCGATGTCTGCGTTCATCATCCGGGTGCGGTAGCACTTCTCATCAACGTAGACTATCTTCCGCCCGGTGTCGACCAGGCAGCGCACAATGGCGGTCGGGTCGTTGGTGAATCCGAAGTCCATGCCCCAGACCTCCTTCAAACCTTCGGGTTCGGGCATCCGGTCAATCTGTTCAAAGGCGTAGATCAGTCCTTCGAGTGTTCCGATCTTGCCTTCACCGTAGACCTGCCACCAGTTGCGGTCGTGCCGGTTGGAAAGAATTTCTGCTATCTGGTTGTCTGACAAGAAAGACTCCCCCGTTGCTTCATTTATGTTGTCGAGGAAAGTGGAGTGGATTGTGATGCAGTTGTCTTGGTTCTCAATCTTCTCGTTTGTCCAGAAGGAGTGAGTCGGGTTGTAGTCAGGAATGATCTTGTCCTTCGTCCTGACGAATAGTTGCCGGGCTACCTCATAGGAGATGTTCTGGCACTCATTAATGAACAGACGGTCACGGGCAGGGCCGTGTACCTTGTCTGGGCTGTCCGCAGAAAAAAACTCTATTATCGAGCCGTTTGGCAAGAGGTAGATTGAGTCGGTCTTGTTCCATCTCTTATCGTCCCATATCGGTTCCATGATGGTTTGGAAGTCACGGATCGCACCACGTTTGAGGTGGGGCATCGTCTCCGACACAACTGAATTGATTGTCGGGGTGGAATCGTGTCCGGCTATCCATATAAGAAGTTGCAGATTTGCGAAGGTCTTGCCGGAACGAGTGCCACCACATGACGAGACAAACCGACTCGTCCTATTGAACGCATCGGCTGTCCATCGGAAGACCTTGGAAGTCTGCGAGTCCATCAGCCAGTTATCTCCTTCAATATCTTCGCAGTCTCGTCTGTGACGACAAGATTGAAGGTGTTACCCATGTCTTTCTTCTCGTCATCCTGCTCGTCAAGCAGGGCACGCACACGGTCAAAGGCTGCGAGGTCACCAGTCTCCGCCTTGGTGATAACTTGCTCGATGATGTTATCCTTGCGCCCAGACTTGGCAAGTTTCTCCTCCATGATCTGCCGGAAGGTACGGTTCTCCTTCCGCTTGGCCGCAGACTTCTTCTGCATCTCCCTCGCATTTTCACGGGTGATGCCAGGCTCTTTCTTCAAGTTCGCCAGTTGTTTTGCGCTTACCATTCCCTTCGGTGTTAAATCGGTGCTACAAATACTCTCTCATTCTCCCCATCTGATACTCCACACTCGCAATGAGTGATTCATCGTCAGGGGACGGCAGATACATCCCTTGCTCGGCGGCCCAGTTCCGGAAGCGGTCAATGGCTGTTGACATCTCACCCTTTGTCAAGTCACGGGTAGACCGCAGCACCGACACCGTGCCAGCTATGCGGTCAGTCTTCTCGATGACGAAGAAGGACGGATTGACCAGCCGTTTGAAGTACCACTCCTTCGTAAATTCGAGGGTGTTGCCAGTCTCCATCGCCACCGCCCCGATGAGGACATGGAGGTAACGGTTTTGGCTTCCCGTCCTCACGGTCTTCTCGGTAAGATCGACCACGCACCTCTTGTCCAGGAGTGCGTGTAGCCGGGCGGTCACCTGCTTCCGGCAGAGTTCGTCTGCAAGGTTATAGATCATTTGCTTGTTTTGACTTTGACCGACCGCTGGGCGGTGGCCTTCACCTTCGAGGTCTTGACCCGTGCTTCCGCATCCTTCTGAGCGAAGTAGGCAGCACCGACACGGGACATGAGGTGCAGCACGCAGCTGCCGCAGTTGGCGTTGTGTTCAAGGGACTCACCGGAGGCTGCCTGCCACACCTGGTAGACCGCTTCGTAGTCGGATTTCTGCATTGCCCGGCACCATTGCGCCCGGTATGCCGTGCCAAGACGGTCTTCGTACTTGGCGAGGGTGTTCATCTGTTCTTTTGAAAATCGTATCATTTCTTAATCGCTTTGTAAATCATATCGAAGGTCGCAAGGATCGCATCTTTCACGGCGATGGTAGTTGTGGCCATCACATCAGAGAAAAGGGCGCAGAGGGCGCAGAATGCGGTCGTAGCGAAGGAGAGCTGCCCGTTTATCAGCACGACCAGCAGGGTCACCCACCATGTCATGCAGAGGGAGCAGTCGAAAGGTTTGACGGCAAGATTGTAGGCATCGACATGGAGCCACCGTCCGAGGGCGTTCTTCCAACTCTGGGTGAAGCCGGAGAGATCAACCACGAACACGACCAGCCAGGCCGTCAGCAGTATCTTAACGTAGATGTTCATATTCTTCAAGTATCTTGGCTCTGATACGAAGGCACTCTTTTCGGACGGTCATGTGCGAGAGTCCAAGCATCGCTCCGAGCTTGCGGTAGCTCTGACAGTCCGCATACAAGAGGATGATGGTCCGGTCGACGGTCGGCAGCTTCGTCTCAATGATCTCCTTGAGCTTGGCCGCCCTCTCATCCTCGTCGTCCATGATGTCCGGACGGTAGCGGTACTCCATCCGGATTGCCTTGTATCTGTTTACTATCTCATTCATCTGCCAAATTCATGTAGTCTTCGATCGGGACCTGCTTGCGCTGCCGCTTCCGGTAGGTGGCGAAGAAGGGTGACTTGACACTCTGGTACTGGTTCATCAGTATGCGTGCGATGAAGAAGTTTATCTCGTCCCGTTCCCAAAGGTCGATGATCTTGTCCTCGTCGAACTCCAGCAGGATGATGTAAACCATTTGGCAGAGGTCTTCGAGGTCTCCGGTGACGGGCTGCTTGGCGATATTGCGAAGTATCGTCTCCACCCGTTGCTCCCTTGCAACCCTTTCGACTATCTCCTGGCGTGTCATCCTGCATGGAAATATACTTTCAGCCTTTTCCGTCAACGATGTAGGCATCCACTTCGTTGCGGAAGTCGTCGAAGGAATGACACACGACATAGCGGTAGCCTTGCGCTTCCACCTCCTGCTGCCACTCTCTTTGCGAGTCTGACTGCCTTCCGGTCTTGGTCTTCATCTCGATTGCCAGACCGTGATAGCCGTGCCGAGGCACCAGGAGAAGGAGGTCAGCCACTCCTGGCACCACGCCTTCGGCCTTCAGAATTGCACCCGTCACGGCGTTCCTCGCACCGCCATTGGGGACGGCAAAGAGGAGCCGTGCGAGCTTCGGGTGTTGCATCCGGAACCACCTCACGCAAGCAATCTGGATGTTACTCTCGTTGTGTCGCATTGAGGTATCTGATTATCTCGTTGACCTTTTCGACTATCATGGGGATGTCTGGCGGTGCTGCCGCAATCGGATTACCATTGTTGTCGAGTCCAACGATGCGTTCTTTCAATTCTTTGATCATTTGTTTCCCCTCCAAGTCCTCCGAAGGCTTTTCTTCTGGCAGGGAGTCAATGAATTTTGATATGGTTGCTATACCGGTGAAGTAACCATCTTCAAATTCACATTGTTGGTCATGCTTGGGTGCTTCGCCATCATAGAGCCTCTCAATCTCTTGGCGTATCTTCTCGATGTTTGTCATAATGAATTGAGTTTATCTTTCATCTGCTTATAAGCATTTCTCTGTCCCCAGAACACATCATCATCTGGGTGTAGTAATGTCTGCTTGTCAAGGATGGTGAGTTGTTCATCTACATACTCACGAATCTTTTCTAATGCCCATTCTGCCCTTGCTGGATTGCTTTCGTCAGGATAGGATAGAAGTTGTTTCCTTGCAAGAGCAAGAAGAGTCTTGGCGTGTCTTTTAGCATAGTCAAAGGCTACATTCTCGCCATGTGCTTTACAATAGTCTACTATGTCTGAGACTTCAAGTTCAAATTCCGTCATATCCATGAGTTTCCTCTTGATAAGTTTTTCCACAACATCATAAGTGCCTCCCTCAAATGCTTTCTCTATTTTCTCACACTCATAAGAAGAGCAGCATACTGAGCCTTCTGGCCTTTCTTTATCAATAAACTGCACAAGAGCAGTTGTCAATGTTTTTGCTAATTCTTTAGTCATTTCTTTTCCTCCTCTTTTTCTATTCTGATATATGTCAATTCGTAGGCGATGTCAACGAGCAGAAATAGTTGGAAGTCGACATTAAATAACCAACTACATAATGCGAGAATAGTAAGGGAAATCATTGATCTGATCATTGTTATCATTTCTTTTCCTCCTTATAGAATCCGCAGGCAGGATTAGTTACTTTGATTTTCAAAAGCCCGTTAGATGTCCTTCCAGACATACGGACACCGCAATACTGGCCAACTCTGACTGGGCCATTACACCACCGTTGACGATGCGCACAAGTACGACAAGTCTTATTTGCGTTTGGGTTTTCGACTTGGAATAATTCGTTCATTTGTTCCTCCTTCTATTTGCCACCCATCCACTCACCCAGAAGCCGATGCTCCAGACTCCAAGCAGGATGAGGATGACTTGGTTAGTTGTCATGGTTCTTTAATCCAAGGTCTCTTAAATAACTTATCTTTTCCCTCATAATATTTTCTTCCTTTTCCTCATCCTTCTTACCTCCGTTGATTCTTGCAATGGTCGCTTCTATGATGTCACATACTATGAGTTTTTCTGTCTCTTCATCTTTTTCTATGGGTTCCTGCTGGAGAGAGTCAATGATACGGTTAAACCTATCTATTTCTTCGCGGGCGACAAGCATCTCTCTCTTCTGCTCTTTGGTAAAAGCATCCTTTGAACAAATGCCTGCTCTGAGACTTTGCTTTCTCCGTTCTATCTCCGCCTTCAAGCGGTCTGCGTCAATGTATTTCATATCTCTTTCTCATTTTCTCCATCCATTTAATGGCTTCTTCTCTCGTTTTGAAGATACCATCGTCAAGAACATCCTTCAGCCACTCTTCTGTATTGCAGAATGGGCAAGGGTCATTGCCTCCGATAGTGTATACTCCATCTTCATAGGAGTCCATATCGTACAAATAACCATTTATGCAATGGGCATCGGGATATGATGCACCAAAGTGTGGAAATTCTATGTTACACATATCTTAATCAATTAAAAGGGTGCGTACTCAAGTAACAATTAAAACCCGTGTTGCGATGTTGCCCAAACCTCTTTCCGCACCCTATGGTTTTACAATTTCCTCAAATCGTGATATAGTCTACTCAACGAAGGATGGAAATCTCGTTCTTCCTCAAAGGCAATACAACAAGCATCGTAAAGGGCTTTCATCTGCTCCTCGCTGGGTTTCCAAGAAGGCTTGAGAGATTTGAGCCATTTCTCCGCTGACCAACATGTGCCGGTGTCATTCTCCGTCTTGCATAACTTGTACGCCTGCTTGACGCACCAAAGGGCATCTTGAAGGTAGGTTTCATCCTCCTCACTCCACTCTGCTGGCTCCTTATAGTTTTCTTCCACTGGTGCAGAAAGAGACTTTCGATAAAACTCGCAAAGCCATCTATAATCCTTATCTATACTCTCTTTAGCCTCATCATTCTTAGATTCAGATATTAGAGTTTCCAGGTGCTGACAAATAGATAGAAAGTGCTTATCATTCTTCATTCTTTCTTCAGCTGTTAGTTCGGTATGTTTCCGCTCTTTCTGCTTTTCGAGGTAGGCAATACACTCTGCTTTCGTCACTCCGTTTGAAACAAAGTCCACATCTGCCTTTAAGTGCCAAACCAGAGCCTTCCTTATCCTCTCGTCCTCGCTCTCTGCGAGTTCGGGGATAAGGATTTCCAATGCTTCTTTCTCATTGTCCGTCTGATAAATGTTACGGACTGTATTTATTGCTTCTTCTCGTGTCATTTTAGTTGCCATAATACTCTCGTTGCGGTTGGTTGATAATCTCATTGAATTGCCGCCAGAGTTTGACGGTGTCGTAGTCGTGTATCTCCAGCCAGTCACAGAAGCGGCGATCTCCCCAGAAGACCGTCGAATGGTCGTAGCCCGTTGCCCTGCCTATCTGCGTGCAGGAGTAGCCTTCCATCCGTAGTTGGTGCCATACTGCGTACCTCCATCCGGTGAACTTCTTGAGTCGTGTCCGCTCCTTGAAGGGGTTGAAGTCGAGTGCGTGTTCCAGTTGCGAGAGGATGCACGCCACCCTCTTATTGACTGCCGGGCGGTACGGTTCCGGGTCTTCCGGTAGGTTGGCCAGCACCACCCTTATCGCTTGCCTTATTGCTGCATCCCTGGGGTTGGCCACTTCCAGGGTGTGTCTTGCTTCGTGTAGTGTCATATCGTTAAATCAATGTTGAAGTAGTTTTCGAGTATCGCCTTTGTGTCTCTGGGAAAGAGGAGACCTTCATTGTCGGTCCGATATTGACTAACCTTATCATAGAATAGATCGCAATAAAATTTGTCATAGACGGTATGGAAGAATTTTAAGAATTGTTTGGGATGCCCCTTTGTAAACTTATCAAGGGCAATTATCTCTGCTCGAAGTAAGCGAGGATATTTCATGTATTGTTCCCTCCGCTTTCGGCAAGAAGCTAACGGACAGCCGATGCATCCAAGCCTCTTCTTGACATCAAAATTCCCATTCTTGTCGTAGTATAGTGGATGGCATTTAATCCCCCTCTGTTTCACGAATTGTTCAATGTCATCGTCTTTCCATTCCAGAATTGGCAGATAGATCCTCACCTTCCCTCCTTTTTGATAGGTGCGACAATACTCCGGTTCCTTGTATCTGGCTGCTCGCTTGGTGGATTCCGACCTTCTTATCCCTTGGATTGCTCGGTCATGAATCTTGTATTCTTTGAGTTTGGAGCAGCAGAAGCGAGTAAACCGTGAGGGCATTCCCCATAACTCCACCAACTTCAGGAAGGATGTCTCCGGATGGATGACCTTGACTCCGTTCTCCCTGCAATGAGCTATTGTTCCAGGAGGGTCAATCGTGGTGTTCTTATAGATTGCCTCGAAGGGGATGCCCGACATCCTGGCAAGTTCCAGGATCACATCGGAGTCCTTGCCTCCGGAATAGGACAACTCGATAGGCCCATCTTGCGGAATGGAACGCAGCAACTTGATAGCAAAATCTATTTTGCGGTCGAGTGTCATCGTTTCCCAAATAGTATTAGTTGTTTCCATTTCACATCCGGCACATAGCCGCATCCTCCATGATTGTCAAGGTTCATCTGCTTGGCCCTGGGTGATGGGTTGACCTTTATACCGCCGTACAGCCCACATCTGGGGCCTTTGTTCGTCTCCTTCCTCCGTGTGAAGAAGTTGTAGCAGTACCATGCGCAAGTGTAGCATCTCATTTCTTTATCCATTTAGATTTCTAAAGTTCTTGTGTCATATCGTTAAATCAATGTTGTGTCAGGGGCCGGACTCGAACCGGCATCTCCTCTCCCGTGCCGCTTGCTTTCGGATATAAGGTGAGGCGATTATACCATTATACCACCCTGGCGCATTTTTTTTTAGAAAAACATTGATAACTGTGTTGTTATTTGAGGCTTTCCAAGAATAAAATCGTGTATAAAATTCCTTGCGTAGTCTGGGGAAATCATTGACCTTTCTTCGGAGCAGAGACCAGCCTCACTCGCTGACTTGGCTTTCCATACAACCAAATGCTTCTTGGGCCGTTGATATGTAAATAAGCCAGTTATAGGCTTCGCTCCGAAAAACCAATACCCGGTTGGCTTCGTGAAATAGTCCCCTCGACGAGTTCGGTCACGATCTACCACTGACGGCTCCTCAAGAAAATTGTTGTGCAGATAATGTAGAGGGCTATATGGATTCTCAATGATTAAACGGACTCCCTTCAACATACAACAGCCGACCAGCTTGTATAGCAACTTATAAAACCGGTTCCTCTCGTCAGCTCTTGCCAGGATAGTATCGAATTTCTCTCTCATTGTAAGTCCTTTGTAGTTGTTATTATCGAGCCTATAATAGCAGGGGTTTACACTCCCTGTGAAGTATATGCAAGGGAAGAAAGCCATTATCAAGTCATCGCAAGTTATTGAATCAAAGATAGATACCCCCCCCCATGTAGGCTTTTTCGATCTCCGCAAACAAGTCAATCTGGTGGTCAGTCTCTCCGAAGTTGTTCTGAATGTCATAGTCCTCGGCAGGGATGCCCAGCTTGATAAACTCGTTTTTGAAGGTTCCCGATTGCTCAAAGAAGCAATGCACTTTCCCCTTGATCGTCATAGTCCCCACCTCCGATAGAATTGGTCATAATGATTCTTTATCCATCCCTTGTACCGTGCAAGGAAGGCCCGGTCGGGCGTGTCGTAGATAGCACCGTCCTCCGTCTGCAAGGCCAGCACAAGACCGTGGTCCTCGATATAGGCACGGGCCGTGTGTGCATCGACCTTCTCCGCCTTGACCGGGGAGTCCAGGAGGTAGAACTCCCGGTGAGACTCCCCGATAAAACGGATGTACGACTTCATGACTATTTTAGAAGGGGATGTCATCGTCAATGAGTTTTGAATCTTCCACCTTCGGAGCAGCCGCCTTCGGTGCGCCGTTCTTCGTAAGATTGCGGATGCCGTAGAGTCGGTTCTCATCGTACCACCTGCCGTTGTACTCCCTTGCCTGGGGCTTGTAACTGACTTCCACCTCATCTCCGACCGATGCGCTGCGCAGGTCATCCACATCCCTGCCGAATGCCTTGAAGTGGACGGAGTTGGTATATCCGGCTTCACTTACCTCGATAACGAACTCCCTTGACTGCCATGCGTTGCCGGCCTTGCTGGTGCCGGTCTGCTCTTCCATCAGTACCTTGATGGTGCCTTTCTCTTTGATAATCATGATTAATTGTTGTTTATAGGCGATAATGAATAACTTGCGTATCTTTTGCCCGTCTTCTTGTCCTCGACCATCGTGCGGTCAATGGAGTAGCCCTTGCGGCGAAGGTCGCTGATCCTTGATGCAAGGCGGAAGCAGCCGAAGTACTTGAGGGCTTCCATCGGGGTGAGGGACTGGCCGAGCTTGAGGTAGTCCAGGATCATGTCCTTCTGTGTGGTGTTCTTGGCCTTCGTGGGCGTGATGTCTTCTTGAGCAGGGCCTACGGCCTTCTCCGGGATGCTGATTCCCATAGCGGCCAGCCGGATGCGGCGGAGCTTGTTGTGGGCCTTCAACCATTGGACGGTGTCGGGGTTCATCTCTTCGACCAGGGCCATGACTTCTTTCGTCAGGCGGTCAATCGTTTCGTGGTGTTTCCTTTTCATTGTGTAATAGGGTTTAATTGTAGATTCTTCGTATTTGTGTCGGCAGGGTGAGTGTCATTCCTGCTGCGTAGGTCTTGCGCATCCAGGTCTGCAAGGCGATGTGCTTTGCCCTGGAGCGGATGAGTGCTTCACCACCTTCGAGGTGACTGACATCCCAGGCTGAGCGGTTGTTGCTTTCCTTCCGGGCCATCATGACGGCAGCTTCCTTGTCAGCTTTGTCGAGGTGCAGCACCCCCTCCTCCCGGAGCCAGTCGTAGAGCTGGGCGGAAACATGAGGTATCGTGGCCTTGCTGAATGCACCGTAGATGCGTATGTCTTCCCAGCGGCGGCGTGCCGCTTCCGGCATCATCTGGCGCATCCGTTCCAGTCCTTCCGCTTCGCTGATCGGCTTACGATCCTTTGGTCGGTTGGCGATTATCTTGCGAGCATCGGCCACTTGTGCGCTGCGGTCGTATGCTTCGACCCACCGCATTATCGCTGCGTAGGACGGGCGGCGGATGTCACCCAGCTCCCCGGCGATCCCTGCCTTTCCGGCCAGTCGCACTTCCTCGACGGTGAGGTGGCGGAAGGAGTTGCGCAGGTCTTTGGCAAGGTCATCCACCTGGTCGGTGAGCTGCGGATCGTAGCCAGCCAGCACATAGAGGTCGGAGAGGACGGTGCTGACCGCTTCCTTGGTCAGTTCCGGAGTCATGGAGCCAAGCCTCTTGCCGTTCATGGCCGTTTCTATATTATTAAGTATCAGTATCATAGATTATTCCTGCGCTTAAATTCTTCCCATGTTTCTCTTTTTACGGGTTGTTTCGGCATCCATTCCGCCTTGAATCCTGACCATGACCGCTCGACTGCGGTGCGGATGCATTCATCAGCTGGACGGCCAGAGTTGTCGATCTCTCTCTTGATGGAGTTGAAAGCTATCTCGGTGTTGGTTGCTCGTTTGGTCTTGCGTACCTGCATCCAGGCGTGAGCCACTTCGTCAGATACTCCCAAGGATTTGAGAGCAGAAAGGAAATTGAACTTTATATCTTTCTTTTCATTTATATTTTCAATAGATATATTATTGGGTAAACTTTCTTGACTACCCCTTGGTAAACTTTCTTGACTACCCCGGTCAACTTTCTTGACTGGTGGTAAACTTTCTTGACTACCCCTAAAGGTCACACGATATGAGCAAGACTTGACTCCTTTACTCTCGGTCACTTCCTTCTGGACAAGCCCCTTCTTGACAAGGGAAGCCACTATCTCAATAGCCCACTGACGGCTGCATCTGCACTTCCGTGCGAGGTAGTTATATGATCCGTGAAAGTCACTCTCACCGTCCTGGCAGAAGCCATAGATAACGGCGAGAGCGACGGTCTCCGACAAGGTGAGGTCGTAGTCCAGAAGGAAGTCCGGGATTATGGTGTAAGTCTTGTCCATCGTTATCGGATTCGTAGGCTCTGATTCTCGACAAACTGCACCCCGGCCGGGGTGACATCCTTGTCCTTGAAGGCTTCCTTGAGGGCGGTCTTGCTGACCTTGAGGTCGGCGGTGATCCAGTCAGGGAGGTCGAGCTTCGCAAGGCGTGAGCGGTACGGTGCCAGGACGGTCTCTTCATCCACCTCGGTGGCGGTGCTGGTCGTAAGGGTCATCTTGCAGTAGCTGCCTTCCAGCTTCACGATCCCCCATTGCTTCATCACATCGACGAGGTGTTCCTTGACCCTCTTGACCGAGTTGTCGGCAGTCTTCTTCAATGTCTGCAACCGCTTGATCTCGGCATCGATGTTTTTGGAATAGGCGGTCATGTTGGCGATTACCTTGTTGTAACCGTCCACCTTCATCGGGAGGGATTCGGCAGTCTCCTGCCACACTTCCTCCAGTTCCGGGGTGAGTTCACCACCGTTCTCTTCGAGGGCTTCCTCGATTGCGGCCATCTGGCCAGTCAGTTGGTAAAGTGTCGCGCTCATACTAAATTCGTGTTGTTTATGGTTCCTTCCATTGTCAGTCTCTGCCTATCCAGCGTGTCTGCTATCCTCTCAAGGGCATCGGCTATCCTTTCCAGGGCGCATCTGCCCTTGAGCATGGAGTCCGTCCTCGCGTCCTCTTTCGACAGGTACGGATAGTAATAGTCAGTGGTTCTGCTCATTTCTTATCCTTGTTTTTAGGGTTCTGTTCGGATTCATCAAGGTCAAGGAAGTCCTGGGTCTCACGGGCATCTCTTGCCATCTGGACATCGCCAGCGAACTTGGCAAGGATAGTCTCATCGGTGCGGTACTTCGCTTGGAGATATTGAAGACCGGACAAGCCACTTGTTGACTTCAAGCCTTCCACTTCCATCTTGACCAGCTTCCACCAGGTCTCCTCCGGGCAGTCTTTCTTGGTAGCAGGAGCCGGGGCTATCTTCGGAGCATCTTCCGGCAGATCTTCTCCGGCGTAGATATAGAGACCGAGACCGTGACGGGCAGCAGCCTTGGTGAGTGATCTCTGGATTGCTTTGTTGACATCGAAGCTCGTCACCTTCTCAAGAGGGATGGATGCGTTGCGATAATCCATGACGGGCAGGTACTCGATATGCTCAAGTCCCTCGATCGTGACTCCGGTCTTCACCCAGCAGGTGCGACCATCAGTAAAGTAGTTCCATCCTTCGGCATTCTCATAAATGGTGTAATTGGCGGTAGGGTACCGCTTTTTCACCTCGGCCCATGCCCATGCCCAGGAGAGGTAGGTCAGACCGTTCTTCTTCTCGGTGTGTTCGTTGCAGTTCACCGAGTTCAGAGTTGCGAAAATCGTTTGCTTTTCCATTGTGTAATAGAGTTTTTATCGTTCATCCCTCTTGCCGTCGGCTTCGAGGTCAATCATATTGCAGATATACTCCCAGTCTTCGAGGGCCTTCTCATAGTCCTCATCGGTCGAGTAATCGGAGTAGTAGGGTTTGCTTGGGTACTTCATGACTATGCCTCCACTATTTCGCCATCCTTCATGCGGTACCAAGTGTCCGGCTTGTAGGTCTCACCATCTATCCGAATAGTCTTAACCATGACAGGCACATTCCGGCCCTTCTTATCGTCATAACTCCACTCTGCGAGAGTGATCCAAGAACCAGTCTTTGCCTTCACCCTTGAGTCATGTCCTGCGCAGCAGATCACAGCGTCCTCCCCCTCGGAAGCCATCTTGGCGTAGTCGCCGGATGAAGCCATCTTGGCAGAGTAGCCGGATGAAGCCATCTTGGCAGAGTCGCCGGATGAAGCCATCTTGGCGTAGTCGCCGGATGAAGCCATCTTGGCGTAGTCGCCGGATGAAGCCATCTTGGCGTAGTCGCCGGATGAAGCCATCTGGGCAGAGTAGCCGGATGAAGCCATCTTGGCGTAGTTGCCGGATGAAGCCATCTGGGCAGAGTAGCCGGATGAA